TCTAAACTGTAACCAGTCAAATTAACTGGTTTTTGATCCTGATTTAGCACAACGACTTGTAAGGTATTGTATATACCTTGATATATTTTGATAGGGCGGCTGTACACGACTCTGTTCCTTGGTGAAAATATTGTGGGATCCCAAATTTGGACCTCGACAATATTGGAATATAAATAAGCTTGGATTTGCATTATATTGTATTTATTGAATAAATGGTTGAACACAACTACGAAGAGTTATTAAATTCCTATCCTTTCTTAACATATTTGATTTATGGTGGGAATGAGTATATTGGAGTGATACAAAATCTTGACGAAATTATTACAACGATATACGACTACGGTGCGTTAAAAACTGTGGAGCAGAAGCGTCAGTTTTTAGAACTAGCAGAAACTTGGTGGTGGGAAAGCAATAGGTTGATACCTATTAATGTGTTTTTAAAAGAGGATTGGACACCGTTCCGTAGTGTTGTCAAGACCATGAACAGCAAAGATGTGGAAATCAAGTTTGGCCCGCAAGTGAGCCTAAAAGAAATTGCTGCCAAACGCAGCAAAAGAAGAAGTATTACTCTTGTTCGGAAGCTTGGCTAAGTAGGTTCATATGCACCATTACAAGTCTCGAATATGCACAACTATGAGACTTTTTGAACGCATAACTTCCATCCTCGGGTTTGTTCCATATAGTTTTTGCTACTTCTTTCCAGGGTAATCCTATTAGATGTCTCTTTGCAGGTCTTATAATAGCCAAGAACATCATAAGTCTTGTATCTGAATTCACTGCTTCGGGCATTCGAATTAGCGTATCGTAATGTGCGCCTATATGAATCAATTTTGCACAAAACTCTGGGTCATACAGTCTATCCCATTCAGGTTCCTGATTCATTAACTCCTGTAAGTGTTGTTCTGACTTTACTCGCTGATATAACCCTACATTTAAAATATCTACTTTGATGTATCCTAGCTCTTCTGCTTGTTGATAATCAAAGCTGGCTTGGCCAGTAAAAGGGTCTTGTGGTATCTCTGTAAAATACACACCTGTGTTATGTTTTGTTATTTTACCGTCACGAATGATACTCGCAGCAGTATGTTTTACTACAGCAAGAGCTTGATCTCTATTTGCTACATCAATATCAATATCGCTTGAGAATTTCATAGCCCTGCCTCTCCAAGAACGTGTTTACACCACTCTACATCTGCCACAAAATCCTTGAACTTACGATTCCAGTAATCAGGATCAATCCAAGAAATAATAATGGCCAAATGTTCCTGGTTAATAGACTCCAAAAACTGTACACCGCTATTGCAGTTGTATATAACCCAAGGGCTAATGCGACCAGTGGTAATGTGATAACAAATCCTATTATGATTGCCGTACTTGAAATAATGGCTATAATCAGCAAGGCCACTATCTCCATTGGCATACTCTTCCATGGTTTGTAGTCCTCGCTCAAGTGCGTCTTGGACAGCTTCTTTTTTAATATATTCACTTAACCATTCTTCATAAAAACTGTCACGACACCAATGATCAATTTTTTTATTATTCTTTAATAGCCAAGCTGTGTAGCTGTTGCTATTAATACAGCGAATATCAACCATGTATCTACCGAACTTAGTAAAAGCTGTATAGTACGGACTTGTAACGAAATCATTGTAGCTTTTAAGCTTTGAACTGCCTTGTGTAGTTTCATAGAATTGTAGATATGCTCTAAGTCCAAACTGTACCCCCGTTTCTGATTCTTGCTGCCAACGACGCTTGGGTTCACAAAGGTGAGCAGCTAGAGTGCTTTCCTTTCTGAACAGTCGCTCACAGTATTTACATTTATAGCTCTGATTTAATTCTTCTGTCATCCCAACCATGTTCGCGAGCCAGTTGCTTTAAATCTTCTGTGGTATTAATTGCTGCAAGAAGTTCTAGTTCATCTTCTTTAAGTTCTGGATAGAACTGTCGTAAAAATTTTACTGCTTTGTTGTTACTGCTTTCACGTTTCTTTTGCTTGATCCAATCGTGTCTAAAAGTGCCCATACCCGGGCTTACTGTAGTTGCACTTAGCCACTGTAGTTCAGGATATTTTGCTAGATCAAAAAAATGTTTGTTTAGATTTTCGTTACAGGATAGCAAATAGTATTGCTGTAGTTCCGAACTGCCCTGAACTGAGCTTCCCCAGCGAATCATGAGATACGTACTAAACTTTTTACGTTCTTCGTCTGTTAGATTCTTAAAGAAGTCGCGATCCTTGTTATCAAACACTCGCATTTCGTTTGCAATGTTTAGTTTATCTGTCATACTGGATGATGAGGTATCTGTTCATCTTGTTTACTAAGTGCATGAACAAGTTTAACACGATCTAGTGCATCTTGTAAAGCAGGGTTTGTCTTTGCTGCACGATGAATTTCACCCCAAAGTTTTGCTTCTTTAAGTTCCTGTTGTAAATTTTTACGATCGTAATCATAACCAATTAGTATGCGTTCTGTTGTGCCAAATTTTCTTGCATAAACGGCGCCGTCGGCTCTTTCGTATATGTAAGTTGCTCCAGGATCTAAATTACCAGCATTTTCCATAGTCCACTACCTCACTTTGTCTTGAAATATCTTTTACAAAATAAGCGCATAAAGGTTGTTGTTTTCCTGTTTCTAAAGGTACTGCTAACAATTGCCCGGGTTTAAGTTTAGGAAAATACCATTTGACATCTTGATAGATATCTACAATTTCAATTTTTTCAAATTCAGGTTTGAAACTTGATATAGGATTAAAACAAAAAACACTAAACCCACGATCATTTATACTGGTCAAAGGTACAACTTCAAGATCGCCTAAATCTGGTTCCCCTATTAGCACATGCCAATCCACTGGCATTTTAATTATATTGCCTCCTATACGTAAAACCAAAGCCGGACTGTTAAAGCTTTCTAAAAAAATTAAAGGAATATAAAAATAGTCCGGCGTTCTCGGATCTGAATTATCTAATACTGCAAATCTCAAGTCTTCAACTTCATCAGGTATATCATTTAATTCGTATGCCGTATTGTTTAGTGTAAGTATTCTAATTTTGATCTCCTTGCCATTTCATTAAAAACATTGTTAGTTCTGCATCGTCTTTGAAACTTATGGCATTGATGCTTACCTGTTTGCCACAGCCGGTCTGCCAACACCATTTGCCATAGGTGTTAAAATGTCGCATGGCTTCAAGATCTATAGGTCTTACCCATTTAATACCATCGCCGCGATCTTCAATCGTAAAATTCATTGCCACTCTGCTTTCTCTACCGTAAATGGATAGTTGGCTTCTTTGTAAAAAGTTTTACGTTTTGTTAAATGTCTTTTTGCGAACTTGCAAGTAGATGTTATGTCCCAGATTTGAACAAAATCTTTGTCTTCAGCTTTGCGAATACCTCGCCCAATTGACTGAATAACTCGGACAAAAGACTTACCAGGCTCAAGGAGAACAAGATTAAAAATGCGGGGAATATTAATACCAACAGCAGCAACACCGTAGGTAGCGATAATGATTTTGTCTGAAGCTTCTGCCACTTCGTCATAGTGTTCTTTGCGCTCCCCGGCTTTGGTTGCTCCCGACACAAACACACTACCTGGTAATCTTTCTGCTAAAGCCTTACCGGCACTTATCCGATCTACCAATATAAGTGTATTGCCCGAATCAACAATAGTACTTATCAGCCTAGCAATATAATCCAATCTTTCCTTGGTTTCAATCAGATATTTTAACTCGCTTTGATAGTTGGTGTATTCTTTATGATCAACCAACTGCACTACATTCACATGACATTGTGCCAAGTGCCCAGCTTCTTGTAGTTCACTGGCACTTAATTGTCCTACTACTGGACCAAGCATACAATTAATACTTTGTCTAGCATAATCTTCTTTGGGTATAGTGCCAGTCAATCCCCAACGGATAGGCACTTGTGCAAATGGACCGCTGAGTAGTGTCTTGAGGGCATCCGCTTTGGCTTGATGCACTTCGTCTACAATAACTGCTACTACACCTTCCAAGAACTCGCCTATAGTAATTTCAGCTTCGGCGTTCTTGGTAGTCTTTAGCAAGTTGTTGAGACTTTGCCAAGTGCAAATAGTATGTGTGCGTCCATATTCTTTTCTATCGCCAAAATATACACCTGCATCCAAATCTAAATTAACAAAATCATCTTCAGTTTGTGTTACTAGACTTTTGTTGGGTACGATTACAATTGTGCGACCATATTCGCTAACAGCATCGGCCAGTGCGGCTGTGATAATTGTTTTACCTGCACCTGTTGCCACTTCTTGTACGCACTGTGGATTAGCTAGAAAACGATTGATGATTTCTGGTTGATAATCTCTAAGTATAATAGGCTCACCGGCTTTGGGATGATTACGAGGCCATTTTTTATGCTGATATGTATTCTCGTCCACCTGAGCAAACTCAAATGAAGTACGATAACCTCTGGTGTCTTGTATCTCGATATCGTAGCCCTGTTCATCTAGATAGGGCAATATTTCAGGAAGCAAATTGATATAAGTAGTACCACCAAGGTTAAAAAATGGAACCTTGCCGTCCCATCGGCCCAGTCTTACACTAGGCTGATATCTAGCACCTGGTATTTCATATTTGTACTTTTTAACCAGAGCGGTACGGGTATTAAGTTCGAGACCTTCGATCTTGACATTAACTTCGTCTTTGATTAATAACTTAGCCTGCATTAATTTTTACGTTTAGTGGTATTAACATTATACACTTCTGTAGCAAAGTAAACAACTTTTTCTGCTTGTTGCAATAGAATAGTTTTTTCTCCACCGTGCATCATTCCTTGTCCGCTTATTAACAAAGGAATAGGTTGCTGCCAGGTGGCCGAAAATTTATTAAAGTAAATTATTTTTTTATTTACTGCGGGCTCTGTTTGTTTTAAGGTTTGCACTTTATAAATATCATCTTCTTCAAAACATCTGTTTACAAAGTTTTTAAGTAATCTATCACTCATATCCGGCTCATAAATGTAAATAGGATATCTACCAGTAATGCTGGCATATTTGATTACATCTTCGAACACAGCCATATCGCTGGTAGGTGCAAACTTGGATTCTTGTGTAGACATTAAATTAGCCACACGCGGTCCATACTGCACAACCATGTCATAAAGCAATAGCTCATCCACTGTGTAACCATAAACAGCAGCATTATCAACTAGCAAGTTCAAATTACTAATGTCAAAACCACACCAATTATTAATGGCGTCTATTAGAGAATTAGCAGCATTTGTAATGGTTAGACCCGTGTCCTTTTTAACCAGCTGTA